GTTTGAGTACCATCATTAGGTAGGTTGGTTATCGGGTCGACACGATGTAATAGACTGAGCTGAAGGTCTTAAAAACTCCTCTCAAACATTGTTTTATAATGTTAAATGTAATAGGCTGTATTTGCTGGGGGAATGTTGCACTATGTGGATTGTACATTAAGCATAGGACTACGGTATAGAAAAGCGACAGGAAATAAACCGTGCCCCAAGCAAATATTGCTATTAAATATTGTTATAAACTTTTAATATGAAAAATAAAGCAAAAACAGAAATTATTGAATTACTTAAAGGATTCGGGAAAACCGCAACTGGCGAAGTAAGAACAGACAAACACGTAAGTAAATCACCAGGTCGAAGATGCCACAAGTGCAACCAGAAAATAAATTACGGTGAAGAGTGTTATACACAAACATATAAACTTGAAAATACCCGCCAAAAATTCCAGGCGTCTTTTCATATTAATTGTTTATAACATTGAAATAACTGTCTGCGATAGCTTGCAGTTATGGAATGTTATGTGCCGTTTTAATGGCATACTTTTAAAATAAAAAAGGGGAAGCCGAAGCCTCCCCAAAGCACAAAAAGTATATAAAACACTAAGAACCTAGCGTAACTGTACCACTTGCGTTAGTTTCGATTGTACCTACGTACTCTCTAGCTACCTCTGCAAACATTCCAGTAAATGTAAGAGTATAACCGTTTTGGCCTTGAATCTCTGCCTCTAAAGTAGAAGTAACAGACATTCTCATTGCTCCCTTTTCTTTCAATACTTCATCATATCCATATACAAAAGAAAGATTAGAAGTTGTTGCCACATTGTAAGTTTCTACAATAACTACCACTTTACAAGACTCGAATAACTCTTGGATAGCTTTAGCTTTAGTTTTATCCATTTTAGGAACAAAAGCTTCTATTGTATTCTCACCAGCGTTAGACCCGTTTTCAGTAGAACCTTCTTGATTAGCACTTACAGTTTCAAACTCTGCCTCAATTTCATACCAAACGTCTGACGTAGTATCCATTGTTACAGCAGTATAATCGTGTAAAGCACCAGCAGTAAAAGAACTAATGTTGTCAATATTCGCAACAAATATTCTTTTTCCACCTCCTCTTCGGTTTTCCGAATTACAGTCTATTAAAATATCCGATGTAATTTCTGCCATTTTAATTAATTTTATTAGTTATAAAAACCCTCCCCGAAGGGAGGAATTATTTTTTAGTACGCCATTGATACTAATACTGGGTGAACATATTGAACTCCCATTCTAAACTTAGAAATAATCTTCAATAACTCATCGTCATCGTCGTTAAATCTAAACTTCAACTCATTCTCAGGAGCAGATACATCAGTACCAATTACCAAGTTAGATGGAGAAGTATAGATAACTAAGTTATCACCAATTAAAGAAGCCTGTGGATTATTCACATCGTCTAATTGTGTATCCCAACCAGTAACCTCTACAACTTCAATACCTCTAAAAGCCATGTTACCACCATCAATCAATCTTAATAAACCTGTACCAGATTGAGTATCTTCGTAAGTAGTCATTAAGTTGTCAATTACAGTAGCAGTAACGTAGAACTTCTTATCTCTAGCTGGAATCTGTCTTAACTCTTTAGATTGGTTTTCGTACATATTTCTCAACAATGCTAAAGCTCCATCAGTATCTAAAACACCAGTAGTTTCAACACCAGCGATAGTATCCATATCAACATATTGACCTAAAGAAGATGAATCGTCAACAAACAACTGAATCCATCCGTCAAACATATTGTAAGAAGCAGAAGCAGCACCATCTTGAGCAAACCAAGCAATCTTACCTAAGTCATCTCTAATACCATCTACAACTTTAGTTCTAGCGATTTCTTCAATAATAGTACCTTGAGCATTGTCAATATCAATACCAGCTCCCATAGTTTCCTCGAAAATAGTATCAAAGAAAGTATCTACACATTGCTCTAAGTTTACTTTTAGCTTCTCAACGTCTAGCACTTTATCAGTTACATTGATTGCGCTACCAGTTGCAGAAAATCCACAAGTAGTATACTCTCTAACAATGTCATTAAGAGTACCTGGAAGATACATATTAATTTTAGTCTTAACGTTTGGTAAAACTCGGTAGTTTGCGAAAACGTTTTGTGATCCTTCTTGTGGAGTATAGAATAACTCTTGGATCAATTCTTTACCCGCGTAAGTGTGAGTAAATGATTTTGTTATAAAATTTGCCATTTTTTATCTGTTTAATTTATTATTATAATCCGTTAGTTTTAAACACATTTTTAATGTAGTCACCTAAAGGAGAATCAGACGCTGCTTTAACTTCGCTTTCTACTTCATCAGCAGATGGCTGAGCTTCTACACGCTTAGCAGTCGCTTTTTCAACTTTAGCTACAACTTCTTTAAAAGATGCTTCAAATTTGTTAGTTACTTCAGAAAGTTTGTTTTCAAACTCTACCGTTTTTTCTACAATCTCATTTTCTTTAGATTGTAATGCTTCCTTGGCTGCTTCCAACTCTTGTTTAAGAGCGTCAACCTCAGAAGTTTCCTCAACAGTTTCTTCAACTGCTTCAACAGCCTCTGGAGCTGCTTCCTCTGTTTTGTTAGAAAAAGTATCCTTAACGAACGCTTTTAATTCATCTAACAAGTTTTTGTTGTTATCAGACATATTTAAATTTAATTTGTTTACATAGTTCTCTGGGATGTTCTTGTATCCCGATTTAGCTAAATCCTTAATACTTGCATAAGCAGCAACCTTAGCAGCGCCTTTAACATCACTTAAAAATCCTAACTCTAAAGCTTGTTGAGCGTCTAGCCATGTTTCATCATCCATCATCTGCTTAATATCTGCCTTATTAAGACCTGTTGCTTGTGCGTAAATATTAATTAGCTTATCCGTAATTCTATCTAGTAAATCAGCGGTACTTTCTAAACTCTTAGCTTTTTCTCTTAGTTCCTCTGCTTCAAAAGCATCCATATCCATCATAGTTACAAATGGATTATGTATCATAAAGAAACTGTTTTGCGTCATTACTGGTCTAGCATCACCAGCTAAAGCAATAACAGTAGCAGCACTAGCAGCAATTCCTTGAATCTCTACGCTAACATGAAATCGAGAAGTCGTTAAGAAGTCGTAAATAGCGAAAGCATCAAAAACACTTCCACCTCCTGAATTTATTACTAAATGAATGGCAGCAGGGTTCATAGACTTTACTTCATCTATAAAACCCTTTGCACTAATTCCAAAACTACCTATTTCTTCATCAATAGAAATTACAGTAGAATCGTCCTCAATGCGGTTTTTTATATTATACCAATTCATAAATACGTATTTATCTACGCTAAGTAAATAAACAGTATTTATAAAATATGCCTAACGGATAAACAAAAATTAGTATCCTTTACAAATTGTCCTTATGTGATTTTGTGATAGATCGTATCTAGCAGCTAAATGAGTGTACAAGTCCATTGTTTTAATATTATTCAATGGATTTTTCATATAGGCTATATATTCATTTCGAATTGAATTGTTTCTTATCACATCTGTTTTAACTAATCCTTTTTGAATTAGAATTAGCATTGCGTGTTGTAAACTTAAAGCGTCTTTAGTTTCTTCAACTAAAGTTTCCATCAAAGCATCTTCCAATTCTTTAACCTCTGATGCCAGAAGCCTACTATCCTTTTTCTGCATTTGCTACAATCTTGTTCTATATTTTCTACATACTCAGAAAACATACTTTTTAAATAATCGTATTGCTTTCTGTCTGCAAACATTTTATTATATACTTTTAGAAAAGCTGATTTAATCTTTTCCTTTTCTTCTTGTGGTAAATTATTTAAAGTTTCCTCTATTCCCATTTGTCAAAATACGGATGCGAACATTTAATATCTTCAAATATAACTAAATTATTAATAAGGCATTTACAAGCTTTGCATTGTGGTTTCCCTTTTAATTTAATTAGTCCAAAAAGAAACTTAGCATTTGGCCTGTATTTATCACACCCATTACATATATCTAGCCTTCTTTTCCTTTCAGATTTTGAAGTTATGCCTAAACTCATACTCAAATATAATAAAATTTAATTAATGTTATTTAGAATGATTATAAATAGATATGATAGTTTTTTAAAACGGATTAATTGATCTATATTTGAAATAGTCAAAATAATTTTAAGCAGAAGTTCTTTTTAAACGCTTAAATAATAGTTTAGGTTTTATATTAAGGAGGGAGTAATTAACCCTCCTTTTTTATTATCCGAAATT